CATTGTGTTCCTTATAATAGAATAATCAAACAAAAAGATTTACTAATGCCATCGTGCCTAACATAAATCCTAATACAACTACTTGTAAGATTGAAGCATATACGACTTGACGCATTGGGTGCATATTAACTAACTTCTCAATAGGGTGTACTCCTGGTGAGAGGTTCATTATTTTTAATGCTGTTTCTCTTTTCAATTAGATCATCCTAGTTAGTATAACAAAACAAAAGTTATACGATACTATATATACAAAAATTTTATATTATATTATAAAAATTTAAAATAATGTGAATTATTTTCAGAACTGTTACATTTCTTCTTCAGCAATACATTCATCATAAAACTTTTTAAGTTTATCGTATTGCTTAAGAACTTGAACAGGCATAACTCCGCCGCTATCTACAACCCACTGAATTTCTCTTGCGACTGCTCGAGAGAGTTGAATTTCTTTTAAGATTCTTTCGTCCATAATTATTGCTTATATGCTGAGATTGATTTAATCTTAAGATCTTTTGTTAACTCAAAGATATCAACGACCTTAAGTGTTTCATGATTTTCGGCAAAGTTATTATGTGCCATAGTACCTTCAGTAATTACTTCAATAGTCAATACTGCAACTACCAAATCACCATCAATTATAATTTCTTCAGGAATACAAGTAATCCTTAAAACAGAATTAAAGATTTGTTCATTTGCACGGCATACAGGCAAAAGACCTTCTGCTTTAACTTCCCAATCTTTTAAAGTAACATCTTTATGAAACATAGTTTCCAAAGTATCAATGTCTTTATTATTAAAAGCATTGAAGTATTTACGAATTACATCTTCTCTTGTTGCTTGTTCGATTAGCATTACAAACTCCTTATGTGTTTACAGTCACCGCGAAATTTAAATCCAGGACAACTACATTTTCCATCCACTATATAATAGGTATTACCATTACTTCCTGAAACAGGAATACCGCCTAGATTATCTTTTTCTTGATAATCACCAACTTTTAAAAACTTCCTACGTGATTTAGAAAAATTCTTTAAAGGATTCTTAAATACTTTGAGTACTCCACCTTCGGGTTGATGTGCAACCAAATTACCTGCACCATTAACATGATAGAAACCATTATTAATTGGTGTATCTCCCCAATCAGTTACTTCCTTTAAAATCTCAATCATTTTAAAAAGTCCTCAAAGAATTTATCACCTTTTTTATTAACATATTCAGTAGCATTCCAAACAGATTTAATTACCCAATACCAAACGGTAAACAATAGAATAGGTACTACTGCCAATGAAACTTTTCCAACCCTTTTCCAATCAGTAAGATTGACTACAAAATTACTCAGGCTTACCCAACCATCTTTACAATAATCAATTAAACCTTTTTTCATTTGTTGTTCTTATCCTTACCAAATAGTTTATGATAAGTTTTGTTTAAAGCTCCGCCTTTTTCCCAAAGCAAAGGAATGTATTTTCCTGCATCTTTTTCACAAGCCATGTGAAATCCAATATATGTCAATAGTAACATAAAACCAAGAATTAAATAAGCTATTAAATTTTCCATTATTGCACCCAGATATGATTATATTTTTTAGGATAGTTATCACAAGTATATTCTGTATCACCGTAATTAATTACAGCAACACATTCCTTTGTTGAATAACTAATATGAACATCAGGCATATCTGAAAAAGCCATTGCCCAGATAAGACCACCAAACATCACAGTCACAATTCCAAAAGAAATTGCAGTATATAAATTGTCTTTATTCATTATGCCGCCTCCTTCAAATAAGTTTCAAGTTCATCATAAGATAGAATAAGATCATTATTCATAGTGAAGGAAGAAGAGTAATCTTTTCTCTCTTGCCTTGGAAGCATAGTCCAAGATTCAAATTTAGACTTAATCTCTGACCTCATATAACCGAACTCACCATTCATAGTTCTTTTTTGAGCAATGAATCCATATTCGGTTTGAATAATATAGATAGGAGTTTCCCACTCTTGAATGTGATCTTCAAGTTTGAAGTCAACATCATCGATGACTTTCATATCAAGGACATACTCCTGGGAAGCGTCGTTATAATAACTGACAAGAACTTCAAGCTGATCCCAAAAAGATGAAGATTGTGCTTGCTTAGCAGTTACACCCTCAACAATGTAAGTACTACCACCCTTGAACTTCCAATAAGCATCAGGACCAGTACCTAAAGTACCGTCCTCATTCCAAGCGTAGTTTTCGCAGTATTGAGTTTGAATAACGATTTTCATAATTCCTTCCTTTTCCAATTTATAAAACAATTATATTCTATTTCATAAAGAATGTCAATAGTTTTTATGAAATTATTTCACTAAATTTTCACCGAATTTGTATCAATGTTTTTCATGAATTCGTTAGGATCTACATTCCCTTTTTCAATCTCCAATTTGAGATAATCAATGGTATCGTAAATAGCGTCGTTTATCGTCTTCTGAGGGACCCAACCAAGGACTTTAGCTTTATCAATATTGGAATATATGGTATGAGCTTCACCGTTAATCTCAGGCAACATGTCGTACTCTAATGGTCTATCAATTTCCAAATAATCATGGATAATCTCTGCGATCTCAAATAAGGAATAAGATGTTCCTAATCCAAGATTATAAGTTTGTCCAATAGTTCTATCGTCAGTTAAACACTGAAGGTGGAAATTATTTACATCATCGACATGAATAAAATCTCTCCTACGTGTACCGTCTCCAAATATGATTGGATTATTACCACCAAGCAGACGAAGAGCAACACCAGCAAATAGAGGAGGTACTGTTCTCTTATAATCCTGAATAGGACCTGCGATATTAAAATACCTTAAAGCAGTATATTTTAATCCTCTTGTCCTAGCATAACTATCTGCGATTAAAGCAACCGACGCTTTCGTGGCTGCATAGAATGTTGTAGGATCTGATTGTGTTTCTTCGTAACCAGTTTCAGGCAGTTCAACATTTTCATAAACTGCAGAAGTTTCGGAAAAGATAACTCTTTCACATCCACATGCCAAAGCGGCATTAAATACATTGATAGAACCAATGATGTTATTCATTGCTGCTTGAACTGGATCTTTATGACAATCATAAATGGATACTAATCCACCAAAATGAAATACAGCATCAGGCTTTTCAATACGCATAATGTTAGTGGTATCATAAACATCTCGAATATCGGACTCGTAGAATTTTGCTGAAGAATGGAATTCATCAACATATACTGATTGTGCAAGATTATCGACTAAGACAACTTCATGACCGTTTGCATTAAGCATTGGAAGTAGATTAGTACCTACAAATCCTGTGCCACCTGTAATTAAGATTTTCATTATTCTTCCTCCTCAAAAGATAATTGTGCGGTATGTAAGAAGAATTCAAGTTGAGTTGCACATCCATTTTCAACAGCAAGTTGTGCAAATTCTTTTAAATCAGTATCTGACATTTTAGCAAATACTTCTACTAGGTCTTTAATCATCTTCGTAGCCATCTTCATAGTCCTCATACTTATCTTTAACTCTTTGAGCCAATTCTAATAGCTCTTGAAGTTCTGCCGCGTCCCTAACGGTGTCAACTTCTATTTCTATTTTTATTTTCATAATATTCCTTTTTCTTGTAAGAAGCTGATATCCATCCAGCCAAATAACCAATTAATTTTATTTATGCCCATAAGAATTAAGAATAGTACCTATCTACTTGGTGCATATAAACATCATATGCTCCTGCATTAGCCAAGCCACCGATTACATCTCCGTGGTATGTATAACCCCTGAGTTGACCAGTTCTTGGATGTTTAACTTTATTGATTGGCTTTCTACCTTTGACAGAGATTCTATATCTGAGATCTCTACCCCACCTATTTTTGGCTCCGGCATGTTTAAGTTCAGAATTGAACTGTTTTACCATATTCCTTAACATCTGAAGTTGAAGCATATCTCCTGAACACTGAGTGTCAAGTGTGGTGATATAAGCTTCAGTTCTCTGTTTTCCGTTAGCGTCAAATTTAATCATAATATATCCTTTTCCTTAATTTATAATACTATTATAATACAATTCTTTATGAATGTCAATAGTTTTTATGAAAATAAATTAATAAAAAACGGAGGTGCTTACGCAGCCTCCGCCATTTCAACCGCAATGTTGAGAGCATCAAGCTTTCTTTTTGCGTTATGTCCGAACCAAGCAGCCGCAGCTCTTGTATCAGCAGACCTTCCCATTTCATGGTCAGTCATATAGGTTACTGCATTGTATGCATTCCACCATGTTCCTGGAGCAAAATTTGCACCTGGTTGAGTATCAACGATCTCCAATGCACGTTCTGCAGTTCGAGAAAGTTCTTTGTCTTTTTGGTTAGAAACACCAAATACTTGACCGAGGAACTTTTGGAAAGCAACATCTGTATAACGCTTGGAACCAAGGAACTCAGCAGCTTCTTTGAATTGCTCAATCCTAGTATGTGAAATACCAAGTAATTGCTTAACAAGTTCAGGATCGAACTCATTTCGATGCGATAGACGAACCGCAGGTTGACCTCGTTCAGTCAATGCCATAGACAGAGTATTATTACATACCACTCGAGTCATAACAAACTTCACATCAATGGATTTTCCATAAACATGAGGATTACTGAACAAAAGATATCCTTTTACTTCATCTCCACCAAACAGAGTGAATCCGTCTTTAACATCAGCAGCAGCAAAGACCATTTGACCGTCTTTTAGACTACCTGCTGTGTCCATGACCATATCACCGTTTGATACAAAGTCAGTAAAGAACTCAAAAGCTTCTAGGTTCTGACATGGTTTCCAATTACCAGAAACATTAGTCAGAATCTTGCCGTCAGTATCTCGAACCAAAGCCTCTTGTCCAGTCTCAACCTTTTCACCGTTGATTTCAACAAATGACTTTTTCTTAGAAACTGTCCAATCAAGATTAGCAGCTTTCATCATTTCAATCGGAGTCATATCATCCGATACAGGAACACCAAGACCATGCCAAGGCAATCCTTTGCTTTCACGGTAAGCCATTGCAGCTACACCGTTTACCATTTCAATTTCATGTGCCATAATTTACTCCTTTTCCACAAAATTTAAAATACAATTATATACCAATTCATAATGAATGTCAATAGTTTTTTTCATTAAGAATTAAATTTTTCGGTCCATGCTTTGAAGATCTCAAAAGATTCTCCTTTACTCAGACCAAACTCGTCTTGAAGAACTCGAGGAGCACCGAACATATTAATAGTTCCTGACTCTCGAAGTGCATCTAAAAATTCAAAATATTCATTAAGCGACATTTGGAAGAACTCCTGTAATTCCTAAAAGTTTGAAACCAAAATCACAAACGATGTAATGATCACCGTTAGATTTATCAACAATGATATCACCTACAGAAGTAGAATGACCAGTTTGAATCATTGCCACTGCATCAGGATCATTCCACATATTCGTTAGATGAAATACATGGTCAAGACTTTCTGCTTGAACATCGAAGACATCTTGATAGTAAGCAAAGTTTTCAATTTGAAAATCATCATCTTGACTGAAGTGCATTCCGTCCATTTTGGCTTTCCAGGCTGGTGACTTTTCAGTTGCGCCACCCCAGCCGTATAGATTTGGATATTCCTTTTCTGAGGTTGGAATTTTCACCTGTTTTACGATAAAGTTATTAAGCATAGTTTCTCTCCTTTGCGAATACATCAGAAATTGCGTTGTAAACTCCCATCTTGAACAGTTCAAGTTCAGTAGGATTTAATTCAAGTTTTCCTTCAAAATGATTATTAGCATTTTCAGCACCGATTACATCTCTAAGAGCAGATCTGTAAACAGCAGCTCTATCAGAAGAACCGAAGCCTTCGTCTTCAGGCCAATCTCCACAAATCCATTCAGCAGCTTCCAAACATCTGTCAAAAACGAATTTTGGACCTTTTTCAAAAATTTTTACTGATTTCATATTTTCCACCTTTTCCATAATTTATACAACTATTATAACCGCTTTCATAAAGAATGTCAATAGTTTTTATGAAAATAAATCACTTTTTTTCAGAAATTTTCGTTATATGGATAGAACTGGAAAGAATATGGAGATCCGGCCGTGTTATTTGGCCGGATTCCATGCTTCGTCAAGCATCGACTGCGCTTGACCTTTGAGGACAGGATCTGCTTTGGTTAAAACATCCATCATATATTGCTTTTCGTATTTGTAAGCTTTATGAAAGAATTTTTGGTCATGAGGTATAATGGTTTGACTGTTATGAATCAAATCAGCAACCTTAATCGTTTGACTTTCAGCAGGTCCTAATGCGAAATGGTCGGCATCCATCTTTTTACGGAATTTACGATTGCCGTCAGATTGCTCTGAAACGTTAGTGCAATAATGAACATACTCTGCAACAACAGAACCAAAGGTATCTTTGATTTCTCTAAACGTTACGTGTGTATCTTCAACAACATCATGCAATAAAGCAGCTGCAACCATCTCAGGTGTATGGTCAACAGATTCAATTATCTTTGAAACTCCAATAGGATGGGTTGCGTATGGCTCTCCGGTATATTTCCGTCTCTGACCATCGTGTGCTTTGATGCACAACATTAACGCTTCTTGAACTAATCTTTTATCTGAAATTAACATATTAGTTGTATTATAATCTATCTTTATCGTAATGTCAATAGATATTTATATTAATGAATAGTAGTACTTCCAGCTGGCATCAAACTGTCAATCATGTCAAATGTAATATCTGCATGACCTGACTTAATCATTTCTACAACGGTTGGAAATTCGCTCTCTGTTTCGACCGCGAATGTTTTTAACATACCATGTTTTTTCGGTGGAAACATATCTCTAATAAAATGGTAAGCTGCTCTTTCAGTTTTAAAAGAACAAGCTGTGGTTAAACCAAAAGGATTGTTGGCAGCAAAGCAAGCATAAATTCTACTGTCATCTTCCATTCCTAAATCATATCCATTATATGTACCTAGGAATACACCCATATGATCGTCAGAAATTATGTACCTTATCTTTTTCATATAGTTCTTTATATGTTTCTCTTACCGCTTTAAAATGTTCAATATAATCATTAGGATTAAACTCAAACACCTGTGGATCTTCATTATCTACACCAATGAATACTATTCCTTTGTTTATTTGAGTACCAGTCATTTCTTCGAATGCTTTTGCATAAAAAGAAACCTGCATATAATAGTTTAGTATCCATTCTTCTTTTTTGAGTTTTCTTGACGTCTTAAAATCAACAACCGCAAGTTCACCATTCCATTCACAAATACAATCGACCTGGCCTGCGGTTTGTAATTCGTTAGAATACAAGAAACACTCTTGGTACCAAATATTATTTATTTTTTCATCAAGTATAGGTTTCATCGTATTAAACATTTGAATATTCGCAGGCATATGCTTTTTAGAATAGTCGGGATTATTATTTAAATATTCTTCACAAAGTTTATGAACAGCAGTACCACGTCTTGCGGCTTGAGTAGAGATACGATTTGCTTCTTCTTCACCAACTCGTCGTCTCCATGCCATTAGATCTTCTTTTCCAAGAATACCTAAAACTGTTGTGACCGAAGGATATCCTTCACCGGAAGGAGTTTGGTAAATACGCTTACCATCTACGTTGGATCTTGTTAGTTGTTCTAAGACAGGTGCGTCTGAATTGTGTTCAAATAGTTTCATAATCTAATCCTTGAGAATTGGGGACCCGAAGGTCCCCGAGATTGTTAGGCTGTCATTGCTAACTGAGGCCTACTAAATATTGTGTTTCTCTCCTTTGCTATAATATATTCTTTAACTAAACCACTTCTTACAATATCTTCAATTCCAAATTGAATTATCTTGAAGGAGTGATCCATTCTTTTTAATACATTAATAAAATCTCCAAGTCCAGAAATATCGTTTCTGTTTCTTGAAGTGGCAAGATCATCTTGCGCAGTATCACCACAGAATATGATTCTTGATGTTTCACCAACTCTTGTTATGATACTATCAAGTTCATGATAGGTCATACTTTGACATTCGTCTACAATAATAATGGAATTATCAAATGTAAGTCCGCGAACGAACGACGATGTCATAAATTTGACAGAATGCTTTTGTTTGAGTATTTCCCAAGCATCTCCTCTGCCAAATAAGTTGTTTACTATATCAGCATAAGGTACTGAATATACGGCTTCTTTTTGAGCCTGGGTACCTGGCATAAAGCCTTGTTCCCGAGTTTGTACCGCAGAACGAACAATAATAACTTGGTCATAATCATCATCGTTTAAAATATCACTTAAACCAAGATATAACGCACACATTGTTTTTCCTGTGCCTGCCGTTCCGATGGCAGCAATATTATATCCATTACGATAGCTATCAAACATATCCTCTTGAGTTGTTGTCATTGGGGAAATATTTTTCATTGAGAACTTTGCATCTAAAGTTCCTTTTTGTTTCCTCTTCAATAACCTTCTCTCCTTTGGTGATGAACGACGCTGTTGTCTTGACATATATAACCTCCTTAGCAATCAACACTCTGAAGGTAACTTATATGTTACTTCCAATCGTTGATTTTGTTTCCTGTGTATGATTTATTATTTTTCATAGACGAAAGTAAATCACGAAAACCTTGGTCAGGTTTCATGCGACCAAGCCGTGCGCTATCAATCAATGCTGACGCACCGGTAATTCTTTGTTGAATATGGGGGTTTTCTTGAAGGTAAACTTCTTTCTCCGAGATCTTTAGAAACTTCTCGAAGATTTCACCAGATTTGGTATCTTCAAATTCGTATGTTGGCATTTAGTATCCAATCTCAATATGCATAATTGTATTTATACAATTTCTTCGTAAATTTCCTTCCATAACCTAACTTTTGGTATGTCAGGATGGTTGAAATTATCGTTGAAATCATGAGCAATTAAATAAGGTCTGAGTCCGAGATTGAGTCCGCATATTGCATTTTCAGGTTTATCTTCAACCCAAACACAACCACTATCCTTGTAAGGAGCTAATCCAATATCCTTATCAGCTCCGCAGTCAAGGCAAACTACCTTCTCAAATACACCTTTTCCAAATAAAGTTTCGAGATTATGTTCTCTCATCTTACCAGCAAAATGGTCAGTACTTAAAGAAGTAATACAATGAAAGACAAATCCTTCATCATGTAGCTTTTTAACATATTTAATTGCATCTCGTAGACCAGGTAAGAATCCAATTCTTGCGGATTCGTTAAACTGTCTAATTAAAGCTTTTGCTTCAGCTTTTGTAATATTAAAGGTATCAGCAACTTCGTATTCTCCGTGAACATACATTTTATAACCTTTTTCAGCCATCCAGCTATAAAAGGCATATTTCCAGTCAAGGAGAACACCGTCACAGTCAACCAATATCAATTTATCGGCTCTGTATTTTTCCATTTTTTTCATTTCTTTTTCCATTTCAGATTATATTATAACACAAATAATCAGAAATGTCAATAGTTTTTATGAAAGAAAAGTCTTTTTTTCTGAAAGCCGTTGCCTTCTTTTATTCTCTCTAGTTTGCTTTTTTCGTCTATCCCGTTTGCGATCTATCTTTTTGTAATCATCCCATTCGGAATCAGCGCTTTCCCATTTGCGCTTTGACATATTTTGTTTTCCTTATTTGAATCCAAGAGCAGGTAAGGGTGTATCAAATAAATCAGGAAAAGCAGCTTCAACTGTCTTTCTTGTAATGCCTTTTACCGGAGTATGCGAAATCATATTTTCTGATAAAATTTTTGCATCAGCCGGATCGAGGTCTTCAAGCAATTGAATGAACAATGATTCCCTTCTAATTTGATTTAGGTTGTCATAACCTCCACCTTTGAAGAAAATTCTCAAACGTCTTGCTTCTCGATACAACATAGTATCAAGATCGACCAAGTTATTTTCTTTATAAGGTGGTTTACTATCAGGTACCATAAATTCAATGTCTTCATCATAAATCAAACGAAGAATACCTTTTAATGGTATTGATGTAAATTTTTGTAGAACAGCAACTTTACTGTTAACGCTTTTTTCTTTTGCAGCCGCGTTTAGAACTTCTGCGATTGAGTCTCTAATCATTTTAAAAATCCTGTAAATCTCCAATCAAGTTTTTCAATTTTTTCTTGACGAAGTAATTGAAAAGATGTTCTCTACCAATTACTTCTTGTGTATTAAATTCATTCAGTATAATATCTTTATACTGTTGAGGAATCTGAGATAGGTCAATCATTTGTTTATTACGATTGAACCTTAATCTTGTTTCCTCGTCCATGTTTTCAGGAGTGTTGGTGAATACTTCAATTCTTTTCTTTGTCATTGGCTTTTGGCGGTCACCAATAGCAAGACAATTATCAGCACTAAGAATATTTGGAATACCGTCACCAACATCACCTTTTAATACATGTTCCTGTAAATATTTATTAGGATCCGCATGACGAATCCATTTCTTTAAAACTGGATTATACTGGTCAACATTTGCATATTTGTGCAATTGAATAAAATCCTTATCTCCTGAAAGAATCAGAATTTTTTCTGCGCCTGTATTTAATTCAGTTCCAAACTCTTCAACCAATACGGCAATAACATCGTCTGCCTCACATCGGTCAATGTACATTACTTTATACGGAAAGAATTCTTCGATCTCTCTGCGTATTTCATGAATCACATCAAACAACATGTTCCAATCCATATCAGATTCATCTCGATTCTTTTTACGATTTGCTTTATAGTATGGAAAATAATCTTTTCTCCATACATTAGTATTATCGCAACATAAAACAATTTCTCCGTATTCACCAGAAAACTTTTTACGATTGA